CTTACATTGAGGCACTTGATAATGAATAAGTGCATGATGTGTGAAAAGCGGGTAAATAAATTAACTCGCCGCTGGTATCAATACGATAATGGTGAGCAGTTCCAGTGCTTAGTTTGTCCTAAGTGCGATCTTTTACATTCCAATATGTTGATAGCAGGGAGGTGAAAATATGGGCGCAATGAAAGCATTGTTTACAGAAATGCAGATAGATATGCTTGCCTCAGCCGAGGTTCTAATTACTGCTAGCAATAGCAGCGATCCTGATCAAATGAGCAGGGCTATCTATACCAGCATGAAAGTTTTAAATCCGCATCTAAAAACACTACTAGGAGAGTAATGGCTACGAAACCGCAAAGATCAGTTCGAATTGCAGATGCGATTTGGAACAAAGTTAGAATCAAGGCTAGGGCTGAGGATAAAACCGCCTCGGAGGTAATCAACGATTACCTGAAGGATTACATCAAGTGAGAATCCTTTGGGCTGCGCTGGCGGCGATAGTTGCCGTCGGCAAGGGCAGGCGAGTGCTGCCTTGGGCAATCCTAGGCTTTATGGGCGGTTGGTTTGCCTTTGGCGTAGTTTGCCTCAGCCGCCAACGCCCGCTGCGCCCAGTGCCATCCTGGGCGCTTAATCTGGGCTACCAAAGCCAGGCTAAGCGGGCTTTTGCCAAGATCGACACGCCGAAGGATTTGCTTGGTTAGGTACTTGACCGTCTAGGCATTTGTCTATACATTTATCTCATTGGGATACACCAGGTAGCCCACAAAAGGAAGGCAAGAAAATGAAGGCAAAGAAAATAACAGTAGATCAGAAGTTAGCATTTGTGCAAGGAGTAATTCTTTCAGCCGCTTTTGATTCAAATGATACATACGCAGTGGCAATACTTCAACAATTAATTGATAGCGCTAAAAAAGAATGTGCTGTTGATTTTGTAAACAGAGAGGATGCAGCGGCTCGCAAAATTGGCAAAAGAGTTGCTAACAAAAAAGAAGCAATTAAAAATGCTGCAAGCAAGTTAAGTTTTGATGAGGATACAGTTTATTGTGCTTATGCCCGCGAGTTGGGAGTTCAACTATAATGAAACTTATACCAACAACAGAAACAGTAAAGATTCAATGGTTTGCAGTTTTGCGCGATGGTTCAAAAATTCGTAACAACAAAGGTTTTATTAACAATGCTTGGGATGTTAAATGTTCTTGCGGTTGGGAATCAAGAACTGGTGGAGCAATTAAGGCTTGCGTACAAAGAGAAGTAGAAGCCCACAAATGGGATGCACACGATTACACCTGGAAGGCAGGTAACTAATGTTAAAACCTAAAAAAATTAGATATGAATTTGGTTGCGGATTTTGTGGCGTTGGTGGTAGAAAATTTGTATCTATCTATAAAACAGAACAAGCCGCTGCAAAACATTCGTGCAGATGTAAGTCTATTAGATTCTACGAACTTCGTTATTACGAGGGATATGCAAAACCTTTTTCAACAGAAATAATGAAGGCAAGTAACTAGATGCTTGATAATCTAGTATTTGTCGATACACTTATAGCATTGAGGAAACTCCTCAATAGAAAAGGAAGGCACCAAATGGCTAGAGTAATAAAAGAATGGATCAGTAAAGATGGTTCATTTGCAATAAAAGTAAATGATGATTTAACTTATCAAATACTTAAAGATGGCGAAGTTACCAACACTAATCACGCAATGGATAAGTGGTATGACACAGCAGGGCAAGTTGCAACACATATTCAAAATGATATTGATTTTGGATATTACCCAAAACTTGCGGGCATGAAAGGTGAATTAAAAAAAGCATAATTTAAAACAAAAAAATCCCTACCTCCGCCGACGGCTGGCGAGGTAGGGATTTTTTATTGGGCAAGCGCTAAGGCAATGCCCTGCTCTAAGGAAATCTTTGGTTGATAAATCATATTCATAAATCTTGGATTACCGACACGATACTCAACTCCAACTGGCGCACTCAGATCAGTTTCTATCGGTGCTAAATAACCAACTGCTAGCATCATCATTTCGGCTAATTCAATAAAAGAGGTTGCCCTACCAGAGCAGATATTCATAACTTGCACGCCATTAATTATGGCTGCAAAAGTTGCTTCAACTACATCATCAATATGTACAAAATCTCTTACTTGCAAACCTGAGCCCCATATTTTAAATGGAGATGCTTTCGCCCTAGCCCTAGCAACAAAAGATGGGAATGGATAATCTAAAGGTTGATCGCTGCCATAACCTGAGAATGGGCGAAGGATTGTTACCTTCAAACCTTCATCTCTAGCGTATTGCGCTAGCATCTCGCCAGTTAATTTACTCCAGCCATAAGTTTGATCAGGAGTTCTAATGTGTTCTAAATTTATATCTTGCTCAGATAACATTGCTTTAAATCTTGCTCGCTGCAACATAATTGGATAAGCAGCAGAGGATGAGAAGTAAACTATTCGCCCAGGGCGGGTTCTAAGCGCCCATTGGAATAGATCAGAATCAATCGCCAGGTCAGTGGCAACTGCCAAAGGATTACCTTCAATGGTGGCTCTGCCACCGACAATGGCGGCTAAGTGAATGACTACATCAAAATAAGTATTATCGGCTGCAAAGAATTTGCGGGCATCAATGCCTGATTTAATATCAAAGCCAACCACTTCATTATTCTTTGTATCTAACGCTCGATGAAATGCTCGACCTACAAAACCTTCATCACCTGTAATCAGGATTTTCATTTAAGTTTAGTTAGCAGCGTTTTATATTGATCACTCGCAATGTAATTATCAAAGGCTGCTTTATCGGCTGAGTAAACTTCAGGAGCATTTACCCTGGCGTAATTCTCATCCATTGGCGCCTTGCCGTTGAAGGCGTGGCAATGCTCAATGATTACATCAGGCATATATTTAATCTTGCCTAAATCTTGCCCTAGTTTTAGCCAAAAGTTATCTAGGTATAAATGGCGCTGGCTATCAGGAACCATTCCTCGCAGCGCTTCTACAATCTCACTTACCATTGCAACCTGCGTTGGTAGGTTAGAACCTTGGAATAGATCGTTGCCGTAAACAACATCTGAGCCTGAATAAAGTTCCTCTACAAACTTTTCATCCCAGTTAGCAGTTCTTGGGCGGTGATCATCACCCATAAATGCAAAGTTATCGTAATCGCCAATAAATTGCCTGGCTGCATAATTTAAAGGGTAAGCCATTCCACCACTTGTATTATGGATTGGAATTACAGATTCACTTGGTAATCTCTTAAAATACTCATCGTGAGTTTCATCGTTAAAATCTACTATGTAAAATCTTGCAGCCTTTGTTTTTGTATCTACAAAAGCCTGCTCTAAGGCAACAGCATTATCAGGCCGCCCCCTAGTTGGAATTAAAACTATAAGATCACTTTCCACCATTTGCTAACTCCCCCGCTATCGCAAAATAAGCAGCGCCATCAATGTAATTATCTGCCTTATAGGTTTCCATTGATCTTGCTACTTTGATTAGTGCGCAGATCATAGCGCCTTGCTCTGGTGTTATCTGGCAATCGAGATAAGCAGATAAAAGCCTGCTGATACGATTAAAGTTAGTAGCAGGCGTTCCATAATCATCTTGCCTATCGGCGTGAGTAAGCCTTTTAGCCTCATCTAAAATTTTCCCCCGATTCATTATTTACTTTGAGCCTAAGCCAAATTCTTGCTCTGTTTTATCTGCCCACTTAGCGGCAGGGCCAGCGATACTTCCAATTAAAATTGCGTATTGAGGAGCAAGATCAGCAGCCAGTGCAATTGCCATTGTTACCGCTGATGCTAGAACTGCTCTTGCATAAGACTTAAAAGCAGAGATTGTTTTAGGGTCTTTTAACTTTGCGATTAGATTATTCATTTGCATCCTTTAAGGGCGAACTACACCCATTACTAGGGAGTAAGAGCGTTTTCTTAAAAACACACCATCTCCATTTGATTGGCTTCCTACACTACCACTTGAGGTATTACCCTCAATAACTTGAAGGTATTTTAGCGCAGTATTGTTCCATTTAACGATTCCGACATGATCAGGCTCAACATCCTTATCAAACTGGAAAAACACAATATCTCCAGCCTGAGCCTGACCTATTGGAATTACTTTATTTTTCTTAGTAAACCATTTAAGGCCCGCATCGCAAGAGGCAAATCCTTTTTTACTTTGTGCTGCAATATTAGATATTAAACCAACCTCATTAAAACACCAGGAAACAAAGGTAGCGCACCAAGGTTGGTTATTTGCGCCGTACCATTTACCAAAGATCGTTTCATTATTAGAACCTTCTTTGTAACCAATTTGTGCCTTGGCTATCTCAACTACTGTACTCATTTTCCCCCTATTTTTTCTTAACTAACAATCTGTAAATTTCATCTATCCTGGCTTCTAGCCGTTCAACTTTAAATGTAATCTCATCAACTTTATCTTTTACGCTGCTGCCCCCATTGGGTTTAAGTTCAGAAAGATAACTCTTAACTAAAAATCTTACACCTGCAACTAAAAATCCGCAGAGTGTTCCAACGGCAACTGCAATTGCTGCCCATTCGTTGGCGGTCATTTGGTATTTCTCCTTTAATAGCCCCTT